AAAGTCCAATCCAGCGCGACGGCGATATGGGGTTTATCGGCTACGCCAGCCGGATCAATCCTGTGTCCCTGCCCGCCGGCATGCTCCAGCTCAGTGAGAACATGCGCTTGAACCGTGGCGTGGCCGTGACCCGCCGCGGCGCCAAGCGGTTGGTTGATGACATCTCGCCGGGGCAGGTGCCGCTGACCGTGCCCTTCGTGCTCAACGCGCCGCCGAACGCGCCCATCGTGCGGTCCAGCTACGCCGGCGGGATCTTCTCCTCGGCGCTGATGCGGTCGCCGGATGAGGTGAACTCAATGGAGGTGGTGGTTCTGGCTGGCCCTGACCGGGCCTTCACTTATCTCACGGACGGCAGCCTGCAATTCTCGGCGGCCTGGGCGGATGGCGTCATTGCGGTGGACGGCACCGACAATCTGGAAACGGAGGCGGGCGAGGAGATCACCGTTGCCAAGCTGCCCGCCGAGTTGACCTACCCGACCGGATCGACGGATGAGATCATTGACCCGACCGACAAGGTGAGCATGGTGCAGGCGTTTGACCGCCTGTATTTGCTGCGTGAGGCGGACACCTCGCAGCCGGGCTTTGAGCAGAAATACACGGACGCCACCGGCATCGCGGTGGCCGGGACGGTGGCGACGGTCAATCTGCTGGCCCACGACTACACGGCGGACAGCCGCGTGCGCATCGAGGGGAGCAGCTCGGCAGCCTTCAGCGGTCACGAATACCAGATTGCCACAGTGATCAACGCCGACTCCTTTACCATCACGGTGCCGACCGCCACCACGCCCGACGCCTCGGCCAACATCAAGGTGCGCCGGGTTAAGCCGCCGATCTACTGGAGCGGCGACCCGACGACCGGCTTTGTGCGTACCACGGCGGGCATCCCCGATGTGGGCATCAGCTACCGGCGGATGCGCTCCACGGCGTGGGCCAGCTACATCAACGGCCGCCTCATCGTGCCGGACGGCAAGCAGAACGTGATGCTCTCCGATATCTACAGCCCCGATGTGTTTGACCCGTTCTGGTCGAGCTTCCGGGTGGGCGTGGGCGGCGACGACAAGATCATGGCCGTGCATCCGTGGGTTGAGGGCGCGTTCCTCGTATTTTGCCGCAAGTCGATCTGGCTGGCTGAGATCAATCAATTCCCCTCCACGGATGGCAGCGCCTTTAGCATCGACACGCCGGTGACCAAGCTGACCCTGCTGACCGATGAGGTCGGCTGCTCGGCGCGTCAGACCATCGCCACGGCCGGACAGTTTATCTATTTCCTGTCGGACGCCGGAGTCTACCGCCTCGACAGCAAGCTCGACCTCAAGCTGCGCGGCGAGACCAAGCCATTGAGCGATCCCATCGCCGACCAGCTGGAGGGGCTGCGGGCTGACCTCGTGGAGTACGCCACGGCGCTCTACTTTGACAACCGCTACTTTCTCGCAGTCCCGCTGGCCAACGCCACGGATAACAACAATGGCGTTTTCATTTACAACCAGCTCAACGAGCAGTGGGAGTCGCAGGACATTTACGGTTTTGGCGCGGCGAACTTTGTCGTGAGCAATCTGAACAGCCGCCGCCGCATTCTGATCAGCAACCGCGCCGGCAAGCTCATGCTGCTCGATGAGGTGGAGGCCGGCGACGAGTCGCCCGACGCAGAGGCGGACGTGATCACGCCCGTCCCCGGCCGCATCGTGACCCGCCGCTACGGCATGGGCACAATGAGCAGCAAGCGATTTACCCGCGTCTTGGCCGACGCCGTGCTGCCCAGCACGGGCTCTATCCGCGTGACCGCCAACTTGCGCAACCCCGACACCGACGAAGTGCTGGTGCCAGGACTGGAGAACACGACCGGCGCGGGCAATGACTACAGCCTCAAGCTCCCGATCCGGCGCAAGGCGCACTACGCCGAGATCACGATCGAAACCCTCGCCGACCGCCCCGAGATCCGCAATGTGAGCGTCGAAGCCGCTTTGGCCAGCCGTCCGCAGACGGACACCAAGATTGCGGCCTAATTTAACCTAAGAAGAACACAACTATGGCAACACTCACCGTCACCCCCACTCAGACTTTCATTTCTGGCGACACCGTCTTACCAGCAACGCTCAACCAGCTCGCTCAGTCCACCGTGGCGCTGACGGCTGGGACAGTGGCCGTTGCCGATCTTGCCACGGCGACCGTTGAGCGTCTGCTGCCCGCTGGTGCCGTGATGCCATTTGCCATGAACAGCGCCCCCGCAGGCTGGCTGTCAGCAGACGGCACCGCAGTAAGCCGCAGCACCTACGCCGCGCTCTTTGCCGCCATCAGCACAACCTACGGAGTGGGCGATGGCAGCACGACGTTTGCCCTGCCCGACTTGCGCGGCTACTTCGTGCGAGGCAGCGGAACCAACAGCGACAGCACGGCGTCTGGCGCCTTTGGGACAAAACAAAGTGACGAAATAATTTCTCACACGCATTCGGGAACAACCGGCAACGACACACCGGACCATACGCACAGCACAACTTTTTTAGCGGCGACAAGTGTGGCGGGAGGCCCAGCGTTTGCGCAGGGGGTCATTGGAACTGGGTCAACAACCAAAACATCCGGCGGAGCGTCTGTGAATCATACGCACAGCTTCACAAGCAGCTCAATGTCACCAACTGGCGGCGCCGAAACACGTCCGAAGAACATCGCCATGCTGTATTGCATCAAGTTCTAAGCATGACCCCATGGCAAAGCGCAAAACACTGGTGGGACGAGCACTCGACGCAAGACTTCTGGGAAGCGGTCGGCGAGCATCTTTCGGCGGGCTATGTGTGGAACAGCCCAAGCTGCTTCATGCTGGCCAAAGCCTGCCGGTGGAACGCGGAGGAGCAAAACTTTGAACTCGGGGAAGCTAACTGCTGGTTCGTCACTTTGGCTGCTGGGGCTGATCGCACAAACCCTGTGCGGGAGTGTCTGCGCGTGGCGCCGCATCCGCAGCAGTATGTGGCATGGTGCCGCAGAGGGAGTTTGGAACCACGAGTATACTATTGGGAGAAACTTATGAACAAAGCAGGAGGACAATAATATGGGATCAGGACCAAGCATGCCAGCCGCGCAACCGTTACCGCAAGCGCCAGCACCAATCGACTATGATAAAATGGCCGCAGCGAGCATTCGCGTGGCTAAAGCGCAAACGCTGGAGGAAGAAGCGGCAATCAAGCGACTGTATCCTGAGTATATCAAGATGCAGTTTGGGACCGCTGACCAACTCGCTGGCAAACTCGACAACGAATATCTCCAGCGCACACGGGGCGTGGTTGGCGAGGAGCTGACGGCGGCCTCAGCGCCCAACGCCATCGAGGGCGAGCTGCAACGTCAGGCGGAATCGGAGCTTATGCTTGGTCGCTCGCTGACCCCAGAGCAGCAGCGGGACGCAACTCAGTCGTCGAGGGCGGCCTTTGCGGCACGCGGGCTTGGCACCAGCATGGGCGCGGCGGGCGCGGAGATTCTCAACCGCGATGCTTACGCCACCGCTCGGCAAGACCAGCGGCGCGGCTTTGCCAGCGGCGTCAACCAGATGGACCTTGCCCGCAGGCAGCGGCGGGTTGGTCTGGCTGGGGCTTACGGCGACCTTGATCCGTTCCGGCAGGCTATTGGGCCGGCCTTTGGACTTGGGGCGGGCACGTTGTCGAACACGACCAACCAGGTGCGCGACATCTATGGTGGGTCGCTGCAAACGGCGGGCGGTGTTGCCACATACAATGAAAACATGATCGCAAACCGCTACAACAGCGTGCTCAACAACAACGCTGCGCTGCAAGGTGCAAGCATGCAGGCTGGGGCCGCCAGCCAAGCCGGCATGATGGGCATGGTGGGCACAGGTGTAGGCACGGCGGTCGGCATCGCGGGCATCGGCATCGCTATCTAATGACGAACCTCATCTCAGATACCTGCCGCAAGGTGGAACGCTGGCTTGACCGCTGCGCGAATCCTGTCGTCCTTTGGAGCGGCGGGAAGGACAGCACCGCCATGCTGCATTTGATCCGGCATGAGGTGGGCGTGAAGACGCCGGTGGTCCAGTGGCGGGAACCGCGATTCCGCACCCGCTACGCCCACAGTGACCGTCTGGCGGCGGAATGGGATCTGGAGATGTATGATTGGACGCCGCGAGCCTACGCATTGACGGACGGCTACGACATCGAGACGGGCCAGCCGCGCTTTGACTTTGTGAAGTGCTACGAGATGGCGCCGAACAAGGTGATGTTCCTCTGCCTCGGCACTGAGGAGCCGCAGCCGGAAGAGCTGGCCAGCGGTCGCTACCTCTGCGGTCTGGACGCCCTGCGCCGGCCGACCGGGACGTTTGAGTTTCCCTGGGATGCCGCCTTCCACGGCCAGAAGTCGGCCGACGTGGATTTGATCAAGGGCCAAGTGCCTCTGGCGCAGGACGCTTTGGTGCAGGCCGGCGTGCCGACGCAGTTTTATCCCATGCGCCACTGGTCGGATGCCGACGTGTGGGCTTACCTGGAAGCGGCGCGCGTGCCCAACGACGACACCCGCTACGAGAAGGCGGATGGCGTGTGGCAGCACCGCAAGGACAAGA